ACATTTTCGTGCGCTTCATTTTGCTCTCCAAAGTGGGTTTAGACACCTGTTGGTGTCAGTCTGCACTATGACATCAAGAGGGGCATAGTGCAATTTCGGGAAACGGAGGGAAAACGTTCTCGTGACGGGTGGTTTCCGAGAACGTTATTCCGGCGGTTTTTCCGGCTTTTTGGCCGGTTCAGGCTTGAGAGCCTTGACCGCCTCCAGCAGCTCGTCCGGCTCAGGATCAGGGGCCAAGAGGCCGAGCTGGCGCATGCCCTCCACGTTGGCTTCATCGCCAACATATTCAAGGAAGGCGGCGGGATCATTGCCGAAGCGCTTCCGCACGGACGAAGGCAACGAGGCGAACGCCTCGTCCGCCGCCATGACCTGATTGATCGCCGATTGATAGTCCTGCGGCACGTTCAGGAAGTCGGCGTAGTCGCCCTTATAGGTCGACATGTGGGAAATCACGCCCGTTTTTTGCCAGCGAAGAAGGATTGTGTTTATGTCGCATTCAGCGAGCATTGAGGGATCGGTGAGCGAAGCGCCCACCGTGTTTTGAGGGAACCGTACGCGCCCCGAATAGGGCTTGCGAATTTCGACAGTCATCTGCCACTCCTGCGATTAAGGTTGGGACTTTCAGTCAGAGCCTTCCCGATGGAGAAGGCTTTCTTACCGGGGATCAAATCAAGGATTTGCCCCCCGAGTTGGGCGGGATTAACCCCCAAACGCCGAAGTAACGCCAATGTCGTACCGAGATCGGTCTCATCAATCTTGCGCTGCAAATCGGCAACCACGGCCTCAGCCTCGGCCTTGGAAATTTCATAGAAGCCTTTCTCCCATTCGGTCGAAATCTTGTGGTAGGTCGCCTCGGCCACCTTCGTGTTATTCGCCTCGGTCGCCGTCTTTTGCGTCACCAGAGCGGTGTTCGCGCCGATCTGCGCGGGCTGATAGCCCTCCGTAATGGTGCGAGCGGCCGTAAAGGCAGAATTCGCCGTATTCGCCGCCTGAATAGTCCGCTCCGTTTCGAGCTTTTCGGCGGTAAGCGCCGTGTTAGCTTTGAGATTTTCAATTTCAGCGCGCGTCCGAAGCGCGTTGGTGACATTGGCAGCGTGTTGTGGGGCGCGCTCCATTGGATTGCGCATAACGGCTTGCGCCCCAGAAGGCGTTGAAGCGCCGCCCCGCTGATAGGCCAGTATCGGGTTAAGCCCTGCCTGCCGCATGTCATAGAGAGAACGACGATAGGCCGTGTTCGACATATGCCGTTGAAACTCACGATTAGCCGCAGCCTCGCGCGCATTCGCCTCATTGCTTGCCTTTCCACCGCCGAAGTCCAGAAGGCCGCCTACAAGCCCGCCCAAGAAGTCGAAGATCGCCATAAGCATTTCCTTTCAGGAAGCCCGCTGTTGCGGGCAAGAGAAGAAGCCCGCCTTTGCGGGCTAAGAAGGGGGCCCTCGCCGGCCCCCTAACCCCCCGGCACTGCCCGATAGATAAAGAAGGAAGAAGGATAGAGATAGAGAGAGGAAGAGAAGAAGAAGGACAGTTAGAGAGTTAGGGGAGAGAGAAGAAGAATTAGAAGTGATCGATAAGCCCGGGTACAGAATAGACGGGCATCGGGCGAGCGCACCGAAGAGAAAGGTGCGTGTCCAAGATGAGGTGAGGGTAACTGGGGACCGCAATAACGCGGTCGATGGGCGGGTCCTCCTGAATGAAGGAGGTGTTGAGGGCGGGAAGGGCGGTGAAGTCTTGGCTCAAATGCCAAGTATCGAGGCTCTGCGGAAAGGCGGAGCGGAATTGACCGGTGATGAGCGAAGGCTTGTAACGATATTCCGCAAAGCGTTCCTGATAGCCAAAAGGCAAATCGTCATCGCCGGTCCCTTGAAGATAAATCTCCTTGTTGAGAACGGCCTGTTCGCCGATCTGCGCGAGAGCGGGCCAATAGAAATCCCAACGCGTCTGACGCGAGAACATCCGATTAAGGCCCTGCTGATAGGTCAGGTCGGCACGTATGGCGACCATGCCAATGATGACGCAGTGCTCCACGAAGGACTTCCGGAAGCCGTGGCCGGAAAAGGCGGTCGTGCCAAAGCCCGCCAAATTGCCCTGTGGAGACGTTGCGTCGGTCGATGAGGTCTGAGGAACCGAGGTGATGCTAATGGGGCTTGTAGAGCCTCCTAGGTACTCTGGACGCTGCAAACGGGCGTCCGGCGAGGTCACGCCGAAGTGGGACTTCAGCAGCTCGATGTAGCGCGTCCCGCCGCGCGCATCGCGTTCGTAGAGTTTTTGGATCTGAAACGCCTGCCGGAGCTGGTTGATGGTGGCGGCGGTCGCGTCCGAAAGATCGGCAATCATGCCGCTCGTAGCCGGATCAGTCGAAAGCCGGATGTTGCCCGCCGCGCCGGTGCCGCCAGTCCTGATCCAAGCATTGGCAGGGGACGAACCCGAATTCGCGGTGCTGGACCGCACAGTCGCGTCGGTCGTCGTGAAGGTCGAAATGTTCGTATTATTGCCGATCACCGGCGCCGTCGTGCCAAGGGGCAGTTCGACCGAAGGGCCTTTCTGAGGCCAAGGAAGGCAGGAAGTAAAATAATCACGACGCTTGCCACGGCGCAAAAGCGCGTAGTCAGTCGGAGCGTCCGGCCCGTCGCCGCGATTGACGACAACACTGTCTTGCAGGTTCTCATCGCGGAACCACTCGTTCCAGATAAGATTGTAAGCACGGTGCCACATAGCACTATGCTCCACCCCTGCAACAAGAGGTGGAATTCCGAAATAATCGTGTATCGAGGAGACGGCGTAGCCGCCCCCCGGCGACGTGATGGTGGGAATAAGATAATCGGTGCTGTCCCCCGGGTCGTCCTGCGCGCCATTGAACCGCTCCCAATTATCCCAGATCAGCCGCATCGGAACGGCGAAAAAAAAGCTGTCGAGGTAGAGGTTGTCCATGATCGGATGAAGCGGAGTAGCCAGCCGACCGAAAGCCGCCATGGAAGCGGCAAAAGTGTCGCCGGGCAGCGCCTCATCGACATAAACCGGAACGAGGTAGCCAGCGTCGAGCGTGGTCTTGTGCGAGCAGGACCGGTCGAAACTGGAACGCGGTATATTCGCCTGCGGAACACGGGCGAACGAATGTTGAGCGGCGCTTTTCATAGATTTTTCTCCAGATTTGCAGGAATAGCATTGTCGAGTTCGCGAAACTGCACACCATTACCGAGAGACACCGGGAGACAGGCAGTCAGATTGCCTGTCTCGTCATCAAATTCGCCCAACTTGAACAGGGTATAGTCGCTGGCGTGCAGGAAAAAATCATGACCGCCAGTATTACAGGCGTAATGGAACGCCCTTTTTGCCACACCGTCAGAAGCGGAGAAGAAGGGCGACAGGTACGCTTTTGCTGCCGCGTCGAATACTCCGTAGAGATAGGTTTTCACTTTTGTTCATCCCTTTGTTGAAGGCGCTTTTTAGCGATTATCTCGCGCGCCCGGAGTTGCCGATCAGTCCTGACCACCCGTGGCGCAAGACACCGATCGCTTTTGATCTGTTCGAATGTCTCGAAATCCTCCCTTTTTAGCCAGTTGTCATAAGTACGAGGAACGCGCATGGGTTTCCCCTGCGCGATCACATGGTCATGCGTGAAGGTGTAATGTCCGAATTGGCGGAACCACTCGAAGCCAATTCCGGGACGGCGGCTCATGGTCGCATATTCAGGCCGAATATTCCAAACTTCTCCGGTCTCGTCATCAAACCGGCGATAGTGAAGATCGGCCATGTCGCCGCCTATTTTTTTGGTGACGTACCGGGCGACATAGGCGCAGCTCTCGAACGTGACGTCTCCGAACGGAGTTTGACCATGTCCCCAGAGGGCTTCCAGCTCCGCACTCGTGTAAAGTCGGTGCCGCCCTGATCCCGAATGTACTTTAGTATCGGAAGGTCGCCATCCCCAGATGATGGCGTGATGGTGCGGCCTTTTCGTCCGGTCGCCATACTCCCCGCATTGATAATAGCGGATGGTATTATCGGTCCCAACATGTTTGCGTAACCTTTTCAAAAAGAGCGTCATATCACGGGGACGCAAAGACCAGTCGCGCGGCAAATTGTCGTCGTCATAAGTCAGCGTGACGAAGAGGCTTTCACCGTGCATCTGGGTCTCATGCATCATCCGAACAGCCCATTCACGGGATTTGTCCAAGCGACAACCGATGCAGCCGCCGCAGGGGACAGTGACACGTGCCTCAGCACCCGCCGGGCGGCGCGTGCTGAATTTCCGCGACGTGGGATCAAGCCAGCCCGACAGGGGCGCGTTGCACCCCATCTCACAGCCGGTAGCCACCCCGGAACGACCCGGCGTTGTAGTTGCGAGACTTGACCCGCGCGCCCCTCGTGAACGAGCGGCGAGAGGCCTTCCGGGACATTTTCGTGCGCTTCATTTTGCTCTCCAAAGTGGGTTTAGACACCTGTTGGTGTCAGTCTGCACTATGACATCAAGAGGGGCATAGTGCAATTTCGGGAAACGGAGGGAAAACGTTCTC